CGGAAAAGGTGATCAAGACCTGTTCCAAGCCAACTGATAAAAATATATAATAAAAAACCCCCGTCTAATCAACGGGGGTTTTTTTTTGACTAAATAACTATATGGCATTTGAATATCATAAAGATCTAAATTCAAAGTTTTGGACTGACAAAGGATTTGATAAAAAAGTCAGAAACAATCTTGTGGACATAGCTTTGGATTTTTATAACAATTTGCAAACAAATGCCCCTCTTGAAGATATTCAAATTACTGGAAGCATAACCAATTACACATACACAAAAAACAGTGATATCGATCTGCATCTGCGGATAGATTTTAAAAAGGCAAATAAGAACGACAAATTAGTTTTCATGGCTTTTGATGGGGAAGCATATAAATGGCGTTTAAAACATGATATAACCCTAAAAAACCATCCGGTGGAGGTTTTTGTGGAAGATACCAGCATTCAACCTCACAAAACAAAAAGCATTTATAGCATATTAAAAAACAAATGGATCAAACAACCTGTTTATGATCCTCCGGAAATTGATGAACAAAATGTGAATAAAAAATATGAATTTTATAAAAAAGAAATAGATTTTCTTATCAAAGAAAAAAACAAAAATGATTGTCGTATTGTTTTAAAAAACATATTAAAACGGGCAAAAAATCTCAAAAACAAACTGAGTGAATCACGCCGGGAATGTATGAAAAATGAAATTGGTTTTGATTTTTGTATTGAAAATCTTGTTTTCAAAAAATTAAGGGATGCAGGATATCTGGACAAACTGAATGATTTGAAATCAGAAACCTATGATAAAATTTACACAGAACAAACATGGAACAGCGGTATTCCTAATCTTTTTATGAGTGATTTGATGGGAACCAAAAGTCAAACATCCCAAATGTTTGATAAAAAGAAACGCGGGGCCCGTCATGAAAAGCCCTTCATCCGGGATCCTGGATTGCGTAAACATTCTCGAACAGTTCCTCTCATGCATCAAAATACCGACACATTTGCTGAAGTTGGTGTTTTGAAAAAAAGCAAAGGAAGAAGAATAATCAGCGAACCTCGGGCCATGCAAATTGCAACTTTTTATAATGTGAATTTGAGCGAAAAACCAGTCAAGCTTGGTCGTTCATCTGTAAGTATAAGAAAACAAAATAATATATATGTATTGGAGAGTGAATGAGCGTTGATCGATATTTGGGACCTGGTTGTGTTTCTGTGTATCCTTTCAATTACACAGCCAGTGTTCTGCGTTTTACCGACAAAGAAAACAATGAATGTGAACGGGATGTGATTGGCAATTATTGGCGGGAACAGATAGATCTTTATGGTCAAAAGATAAATTATTGGCAAAATCCATACAGCACATTGAGTGCTGACAACATTTATGGTGAAGATCCAATCACAAGCTGGCCTGCTCCCAAGCAGATTGTTATGGCCATCACACTAGATGAAGACAATCTTACTTTAAATAAATTCGGATTTGATGGTCAGGATTATATTACTGCATTTGTGCATATCAGCAGCTTTTATAGTGTTTTTGGTGAAAATCAGGAACCCAAAAGCGGAGATGTTGTTAAACTTCTTGAATATGGAAATGACAGACCAGGAGACCGGGATGGTAAATTGTTTGAAATAACACAAAGACTAGACAGCGAAAACAGCAAAATCAATGCATTGGCCGGACATTATGTATGGCTACTCAAAATGAAGAGATTTGATTATTCACAAGAAGTGAATCTGCCCAATGAAAAGGGCAATCAACAAGTCATGGACAACACTGGTTATGGTACACTCAGTGCCACACTTAGCGGAAATGTACCGACCAATCCTCGGTCAGAAAATGTGCAAAGCAGTGCTCCTCAAATTGTGAAGAAATTTGTGTTTGATTATGAAGGTTCCGGACACGATGAAGTGTATGGAACTTATGATGTGCGGGATAGTTGATTCAATTGAATTGCTGGAAAATCTATTTCTTCATCTTCTTGTTCAGACGTATCTTCCTGATATTTCTTTCTTTTTAAAATATCAAGATTTGCTTTTTTAGTATCAATTCCGAATTCGTGATGATTGACTTCATCCAACATTGTTTCAAAACGACTATCCATATATTTCTGAATAGCAATTGGTTGTATCCAAAAATCATCAGACATATTAACATTAAATTCACCGCATTTCTTTTCAATAAGATCAATGCTTTCCACCAAACAAAGCCAACGGGCCATTTCGCTTTTGCTCATTTCAACACGGGCAGGACGGTTTTGATGATTCATTTCCATGACCACATTATCAGAAATTCTTTTGGGATTATCATCGCTCAATTCCAGGATGATTTCACATAAACTCTTTAATTCTTTTTCGGAAAGACTCAGATTTGCTCGACGCCCATAAAACATCATGTCCAAACAAATGTTTTCTTTTGACTTTTCAATATACGGATTTTTTAATGTGCGTCCCACTTTGTCGCTAATGTTTCGCCATTCGTCGCCACTCATCTCGATCTTTGCATTTCTATTGTTGATCGGGATGGATAAAATTACTTTTTGGTTATTGTTGTCTTCGGTTTGTGTTTTGATCGTGGATGTATTGTTGAACATATGCAGCCAAAATACAGAAAAGCAGCGGAACGTCAAGTTTAATCTTCAATTCAGTCATGATACTGAATGCTGCATTGACAGATTCATAAATTTTATGCACCACAAAACTTTTTCGGTCGATACCTTCTGGATTTTTTATGCTTAATTTTTTATATTCCTGAAAAATTTCGTCGAAAATGTCCAAAATAATGCGTTCACTATCATTTAAATTCTTCTTTTTGGTTCGAAATAATTTATATAAATTATAATATTCTGGACCTTTTTTAACAAAAAATTCACTCAGTTCCTGATCAAATTCCTGTGCCCAATTTTCATTTTTTACTGTAGAAACAGGTACAACTGTTGTGCTATTAACACTTTTTGCGATTTGATATAATAAATTACTCATTCAGATTTAGGGGCAGAGCTTCCAAAGATTGCACCACCACTGGTTCAGTTTCAAGGGCAGTGCCCAATTTAACATAAACGGATATTTGTTTGTCACATTGAAGGCATTTGTAGCTGGTTCCTTGATTCAGATCAATTGGCACAAAGCATTTGCTTTTCTCTGCACAAGGACAGGTCAGTTCTACTCCTCGTTTATTATACTCCTTTTCAATCTGCAAATTGGTTTCCTTGATACGCAAACCATATCTTATTATGGCAAACTTTTGAAATGCAAAATCTATTGCATATTGCAGTCCCACTGTGAAACAAGATGTGAAAAAATATGTCCAAAAATTCCTTACATTAAGGGAATATAAAATTCCAATACTGGTCAAAGGAAGACTAACGAATAATATTGTTCTGAATAGCATTTTAACCCTCTAAAATCTTATTTAGAGGGGTTACAGTTTCTTCAAGTATCTTTTGTGCCTGATTGATCTTGTCGATAACCTGTTCCAATTGGTGCAATTTCTCTTTCTTGTTGCCAATAAGAGGGTTATTCTTGCTCATTTCACATATCATCTTGCTGTTGCTTAATTTTACAAAATTATCTGCCAAACTTTCAAAAATCTTGTCCAAAGGATAAGGAAGATTTTTAGGAGCCAGTGTGCTTCCTTGAGGTGAGTATTTTTGAATTAAATCATCAACTGTAAGTGTTTGACCCTTAAGCTCCCGACTGGCTATGCCACTAACCCAGCGATTATAAATCATCTGGCTATCTTCATTAAACATATATATTTTATTTACCTTTATAATAAATAATAATATGGCCATATTTAACAAATTATTTTCAAATATTATAAAAGAACAGGACGAACCTGAACTGGAAGCTCCTGCGGTTGAACCTTCAGAAGACAGGGCCAGTATGGAAGCTGAATTGGATAAAGGCACAGTTCCTCAAGAATTTGATGTTAAAGCAGTTACCCGGGAGCAAATGGCCGCTCGTCAAACCAATTCTGCTCAAGCTATTGAACTGCAAACATGGGTAAGAAATATTGATAAGTTTCTGGAATATCTAAACAGTCCCGATATTAATTCAGTTCAAACTCAGTTGCATATGGCTCCTTGCGACACGCTTTTTGAAAAAGTTGCCAAGAGTGAAACCAAAAAGATTGCTCGTGTTTGCGTGGAACTTAGCGGTCTTAGCGAACGTCTCAAAGCATATCTTATCGCCAGCAAGAGCGAAAAATAATCAGATCATCATTTTTACCCGGGCTTTATGTCCTTGAAAAGTGTTTTGTAAAACAAAATTCACATCCACTTTGTTTTGTTTCAACCCCATGCACATTTCATTAAAATCTTTATAAGTTATATTTTTTGGCCAAACAAACACTTTCTGACCAGTTTCAATGATCTGCTTCATCTTTTCCCGGGCTGTAGTATCCTTGTTTTGATTGTCTAGTACCCATATTTTTTGATGCAGAGGAAAGTTGCTGAGTTGCTCTTTTTGTTTGTCGGTAAGACTGTTTCGGCTTTTATTGATGCCGCTCACGGCCACTCCGTTATGAATGAAACATGCATCCAAAGGACCTTCAAATATGAAAACGTAGGGTTGTTCGTTCACCCGATTGATGTTGAAAAGACTTCTTTCACCACCGCTTTTACTCAGATAATTGGGCAAATCGCTAGTATCTCCTGGCAGTTTACGACTTTGATAATAAGCTATTTTATCGTCCAAATCATAAAAAGGTATGATCAATCTGTTTTTATGAACAAAATCAACTGAACTGAACCAGAATGTTTTGGGTCGGTTTATGCTGGAATGCAATCGTCGGTCACACACATATTGTATGGCTTTTTTAAAAATTGGATTATGCATGTTTTTGTAAAGTTGGGTGCTTTCAAAAATGTTAATGCTGTCTTTGGGCAGTATTTCAGGAGTGGGAGCTTCTTTTTCCTCAATGAATCTGGGACTTTCAAACCCCTGTTTACCCATCATTTTACCAGTCAAATCATAATATAATTTATATAATTTTGCGCTGTAACCACAATTGAAACAATAACAGCTGTTGGTTTTTGTGTAAAAATAAAAACGCTTCTTTTTCAGCCAAGAATCACCTTCGCGGCATATAGGACAACATGCTGTATATGTTTGATTATACTTGTTGTAGGTTAATTTTGCCAAATGATTGGCAAGAAGCGAATGAACATCGATCACCAGGCTATTATATCAGATTTTATATATTATCAACCTAGCTTATTTTGCTGCTAATTTCACTTATCAAAGTGGTGTTTTGCTTGATCAATTCATGCAATTCCTGAACACTCTTGATAAGAGGAGCGATAAATTCACCACCATTAACTGCAAGTTGGTCAATACCACCTTTCACAGTGAAATCCTGATAACCACCAAAATCCACTCCAGTTTCATCAATAACATCTTTAACTTGTTGAGCAATCACACCATGATGATAGCGAGTACGAATCTTGCTGCCATCTTTAGGTAATTCCACACGACGGGTACGTTCCACTTGTCGTGTTTTGGTAACAGGAGTACGAATTTCTTTTTGACGGGTTTTGACAACATCCACCTCCTCATATACAGGTTGATCATTTTCAAATCCAACCATCCTGTTTTCTTTTTCAGTATATTCCTCATTTTCATAGCTGATTTGGTAATCAGTATATTCCTCATCCTCGACAAATGTTTCTTCCACACTATAATCTTCTCGGTAATTCCACTTGTAATCCACTGGTTGTACTTTATTGATGAAATTCAGACCCAGTTCTGTTGGACGAATGCAAGCTTTGTCCCTACAATCTGATGTGCAAACTATGCCGCCTTTGGTATATGTGAAAGCATTGGCATCACCGATGGCAATTTGATTACTACCTCCGGGTTGTGCATTGTAACCAAAAGCGCCACTATTACAATAATTAGTAGCAGCATTTAAAGCACTATATCCAACAGCTGTGTTATTGCATCCATAAAGGTTGGAGCAAATAGCATTATGCCCAACAGCAGTGTTGCTGGTTCCTGTGGTGTTCTTTAAAAGAGCATTAACTCCAACAGCAGTATGTTGAACTCCTATGGTGTTGACACAGAGGGCATTATATCCAACAGCAATATTATCACGACCTGTCGTGTTGCCACTGAGGGCACTAAATCCAACAGCAACGTTATTATATCCTGTGGTGTTGCTGTATAATGTAAGATTTCCAACAGCAGTGTTGTTACTTCCTGCGATATTTGAATACAAAACTTGAACTCCGATTGCAACATTACTAGAACCAATGGTATTGCTATTAAGAGAAAGATATCCCATACCTACGTTGCTGATACCAGTTGTGTTGGCACAGAGGGCATTAACTCCAACAGCTGTGTTGCCGCTTCCTGTGGTGTTTGTCTGGAGTGAACCCGTTCCAATTGCGGTGTTGTAGTTTCCGGTGGTGTTTGCATAAAGTGCGCTAGCACCAACAGCAACGTTGCTGATTCCAATGGTGTTGCATGCGAGGGCACCTGCTCCAGTGGCAGTGTTGTAGCCTCCAGTAGTGTTGCAATAGAGGGCACCTCCTCCGGTGGCGGTGTTGTTGAATCCAACGGTGTTGAATTTCAATGCAAGAACTCCGATGGCGGTATTATCAACTCCAGTGGTGTTGCTGCAAAGAGCATTAACTCCAACAGCAGTATTGTTAGATCCTATGGTGTTGCTGCAAAGTGTTCCAAATCCAACAGCAGTATTATAACGACCCGTGGTATTTAAACATAAAGCATCTGTTCCAACAGCCACATTCCAAAATCCTTCTGTGTTGCTGCATAATGCCCAAGTTCCTAATGCAGTGTTTTGCCTGCCTGTTGTATTAGAAGCTAAAGATCCTGCTCCTAATGCCGTGTTATTAACTCCTGTGGTGT